GGCACGCAGTACGTGCCGAGCGGGCTGCAGTACGGCGTCCCGTACATCTTCGGCGTGACGCCGGTCGATGCGGCCGGCAACGTCGGCGTGCGGCGCGCGTCGGCGCCTATCACGCTGATCGAGCCGTCCGTGCCTGAGCCTATTTCGTCCGAAGTGGTCGAAATCGTGCTGCGGCACGGCACCTCGACCAGCGAGGGCACGCGCACTATTGCGCGGTTCTGGTGCTACAACGAGCTTAACAAGTCGTCGGCGCCGTCGAACCTGCGCTACCGCATCGACTGCCTGACCAGCAACACCGTGGTCCGCGACTGGACGACGCTCGAGGCGGCGGCGTCCGGGCGGTTTGAACTGTCCAGCACCGACAACCGCATCGTCAACCAGGCGAACGCGAGCGAGCGGCGCGTGCTGACGGTCGAGGCTGACTATGGCACCGAGGATGCGGTTCGCTCCGACGTGCGGTTTACGGTCCGCAATCTCGCCGGGATCAAGTAGTGAGCAACGTATCGAACCTTCGGCCGGCGTGGAAGCCGGGCCAGAGCGGCAATCCTTCGGGCATCAACGTGCCCAAGGAAGCCGTCGCGCACCTGATGGAAGCGCGCAAGCTGTGCGCCGAGAACGCGAAACTCGCGGTTGCCAAGCTGCTGCAGTTGATGGAGTGCGGCAAGCCGGAAGTCGAGAAGGCCGCGGCCTGCGAGATTCTCGACCGTGGCGGGCTCAAGGCCGTTGCGCTGGACGTGCAGTCGGTCGAAACCGACGAGTCCGGCAACGTGCGGACGCTCCGCGTCGAGTTCGTGAAACCGAATGCCGGTTGAGTCGGCGCGGTTCCCCGACAAGCTCGGTTTTCTTTTCGAGCCTGCGCGCTACAAAGTCGCGTATGGGGGCCGCGATGGCGGCAAAAGCTGGGGCTACGGCCGGGCGCTGCTGATTCAGGGTGCTGAGCGACCGTTGCGCATCGGATGCTTCCGCGAAGTGCAGAAGTCCATCCGAGATTCGGTCCACAAACTGCTGTCGGACCAGATCGAGGACTTGGGGTTAAGTGCCGAGTACGAGGTGCTGCAGACCGAGATACGCGGGCGCAACGGGACGGAAATCCTTTTCGCCGGCCTGTCGTCGCAGACGCGCGATTCGATCAAGTCTTTCGAGGGTCTGGACCGCGCGTGGGTCGAGGAGGCGCAGAGCGTTTCTAAGCGCTCGTGGGACATCCTGATTCCGACGATTCGCGCGCCTGGCTCAGAAATCTGGGTGACGTTTAACCCGGATATGGACACCGACGACACGTACCAGCGGTTTGTCGTGCGGCAGCCGCCAGACGCGCAGGTCGTAAAGATCAACTTCACGGACAACCCGTGGCGCTCGAAGGTGCTGGACGCCGAGCGCGAGCAGATGCAGCGCGAGTCGCCGGCCGATTACGCGCACATCTATCTCGGCGAGTGCAGGCCGGCGGTCGAGGGCGCGATTTACTTCGGCGAAGTCTCGGCGCTGCGTTCCGCGAACCGGATCTGCAACGTACCGTACGACCCGCTTCTCAAGGTCCATCGGATCTGGGATCTGGGCTGGAACGACAGCATGTCCGTGCTGTTCGTGCAGCGGCAGGCGAGCGAGATTCGGATTATCCGGTACGTCGAAGGCAACAAGCGGACGTATTCGGATTTCATCGGCGAGTTTCAAAGCTACGGCTACCGCTACGGCACGGACTGGCTGCCGCACGACGGGCGCGCGAAGTCGCCGGAATCGGGGCGCAGCCCGGAAATGATCCTTCAGCAACTCGGCTGCAAGGTCGAGATCGTTGACGACATCGGGCTAGAGAACGGCATCAAGGCCGCTCGCCTGCTGTTCCCGCGCGTGTACGTAGACCGCGACAACGCGGGCGAGATCGTCACGCGGCTGGGCCGCTACCGGCGGCGCATCAATGCGGAGACGGGCACGGCGACATCGCCCGTGCATGACGACGCGAGCCACGGCGCGGACGCGTTCCGCTATCTCGCGGTCGTGGCGGACCAGTTGGCGAACACCGACCTAGCTATAGGCGACCCGTACAAGGCGTTCCGCAGATATGGCTGACAGCAAGAAAAAGTCAAAGCAGGAGCTGCTGGTGCGCGTGCGCGAGCGTTACCGCCGGATGGCGGACGCCGACCGCGACAACCGCACGAAAGCGCTTGACGATCTGCGCTTCGTCCACGTTCCCGGCGAGCAGTGGGACAAGGCCATCCGCGACGAGCGCGGCGACGAACGGCCTATGTACGAGTTCAACAAACTGCGCGTCACGATCAAGCGCATTGTCAACGACATGCGCGCCAACCGTCCGCAGGGCAAGGTTCGTGCGGTCGAGGACAACGACAAGGATACCGCCGAGGTATTCGAGGGGCTGTGTCGCAACATCTGGAACGTCAGCGACGGCGATACGGTCATTGACTACGCCGCGGAGTACCAGGTCGGCGGCGGCATGGGCGCGTGGCGGGTGTCCACGAAGTACAGCCACGATACGGCGTTCGATCAGGACATCGTTATCGAGCCGATCAAGAATCCGTTCTGCCTGTACGCCGACCCGGCCTGTCAGGACGTGATGAAGCGTGACGCGCGCGACTGGTGCCTGACGACCAAGATCAGCAAGGCCGAGTACGAGTCCCGCTGGCCGAAGGCGGAACTGGTCGAGTTTGACGACTTCACCCCGTTCGACAACGAGGAAGATTTCGCGGACGAGGACACGGTTCGCATCTGCGAGTATTGGTGGAAAGAGCCGGTCACGCGCAAGGTCGTGATGCTGTCGGACGGCCGCACGGCGTACGCCGAGGACGTCATGGCGCAGGCCGATGACCTGGCGCTGCGCGGTATCAGCGTGATCCGCGAGCGCGAGGCGCAGTGTCACGCGATTAAGTCCGTGATCTGCTCCGGTGACGCGATCCTCGAGGGGCCGTCCGAGTGGGCGGGCGCGCAGTTTCCCTTCGTGATGGTGTACGGCGAGCATGTCGTGCTGGAGGGCAAGACGTATTGGTTCGGCCTGACGCGGTTCGCGAAGGACGCGCAGCGGTCCTACAACGTCACGCGCACGGCGGTCACGGAGACGATTGCGCTGGCGCCGCAGTCGAAGTATTGGGCGACGCCGACGCAGGCGAATGGGCACCTTAACCAGTGGGCCGAGGCGCACAAGAAACTGTACCCGGTGCAGTTGTTCAACCCGGACCCGCAGAACCCCGGCCCGCCGCAGCGGATGCCTGGTGCGGACGTTCCCGCCGCGCTGATCGCCGAAATGCAGATCGCGAGCGAGGAAATCAAAGCCGTAACGGGCATCTTCGACAACTCGCTCGGCGCGCAGGGCAACGAGACGAGCGGACGCGCGATTGCCGCCCGCCAGCGGCAGGGCGAGATTGCGACGTTCAATTACAGCGACAACATGGCGAAGGGCATTCGCCGGACGTGGGAAATCCTCGTTGACCTGATCCCGAAGGTATACGACACCACGCGCAGCGTCCGCATTCTCGGCGTGGACGGTGCGGAGAAGTACGCCAAGGTCAACGCGCCGGACGAGCAGGGCGAGGTCATCAACGACCTGTCGCGCGGCAAGTACGACGTGGCTGTGACGGTCGGCCCCTCGTTCTCCACGCAGCGTCAGGAAGCGGCCGAGGCGTACACCGCGCTCGGTCAGGCGAATCCGCTGGTCTGGCAGGCGGCGGGCGACCTGGTGTTCAAGGCGATGGATCTGCCGTACGCAGATCAGATTGCGGAGCGGCTGAAGGTGCTGTTGCCGCCGCCGATTCAGCAGATGCTGGAGAGCGCGAACGGCCAGACGCTGCCGCCGGAAGTCATGGCGAAGCTCGCGCAGGCTGACCAGATGATGCAGCAGGTTCAGCAGCACGGGATGCTCGTGCAGCAGGCCGCGCAGGAACTGGAAGGCCAGAAGGCCGAGTTGCAGGCCGAGGCGCAGAAGGTCGCGGCGTCGAAGGCGACGCTGGAAGCCGACTACAAGACCAAGGTCGCGGACATCGTATCGCGCGAGGCGCAGTTCACGATGTCGCAGGCGCAGGCCGGTGCGGACGGCAAGGGCGAGGAAGTGAAGCAGGACCGCGAGGCGCTGTCCGCGCAGGTCGCGCAGGCGGTCGCCGACATTCAGTCGCAGGCGGCGCAGTTCATGCAGCAGGCGATTGCGGTCATTCAGCAGATCAACGACGCGAAGCAGCCGACCGTCGTCGTGGCCGACCCGCCGAAACAGAAGGTCGTGCGCGTCAAGCGCGTGAACGGCGAACTGGTCGGCACGGTCGAGGAAGTCGCGCAGGGGATTGCGTAATGCCGATTACCTCACTCTCGGACTACATCGGCTCGTCGAAGGTCATCCGGCCGCACTACCGCACGGCCACGCGCACGACGGTGGCGGGCGGCTGGTTCTCGCTGTTCGACATCGCGGGCAACACCGGTGCGGGTGTGCTGGCGGGCGGCGAGACCACGCCCCCGGCCAACACCGCGGGTCGCGTGGCGACGGACAGCATTCCGGGCTATCCCGCGATCCCGTTCACGGCGAACCGCTCGTATATCTCGCGCCTCACCGCGAGCAATACCGTTATCGGTCAAATTGCGATCTACGACCGGCTGTGGGTCGGCGGCACGTATGCGTTCAACGCGAACGTCGCCGTGACGTCCGACTCGTGGGCCTCGCGCGTCAGCTACAACGGCGGTGCGGCGGACTATCGCGGGACGGAAATCTGGGTCGAGACGGTCACGGCCGCTACCGGCAACCAGACATGGAACGTGACGTACACCGATCAGGACGGCAACACGGTCGCGACGACCGGCGCGGTGGGCATTGGCGCGGCCCCGACGGTCGGCCGCTGCTGGCAGTTGCCGCTCGCGGCGGGCGATAGCGGCGTGCAGGCGATCAGCAACGTCGCGGGC